AAAGAATAAGGGAAATCTAGAAATGTTAAATGAATTGATCAATGGTAGTCAAGCAGCGGTTAGGTTGGTTGAAAAGGAAAAAGAGCAGAAACCGGAAGGTAGGTTCTTTGGGATAGCCACTTATGATTTAAAGGTTGGACTTAGTAGAGTTATGACACAGGTAAAGTATGCAATGCGTTATTACAATGACCAAATAATGACCTTGAATGAGACTGAAAGAAGAGATAGAATGCACACAGCTGCTCAAAGCTTAAGAAAGAAAGAAACATATTCGATCCTCATTGATATAAGTGGACATAATCAATCGATGACATATGATAACTGTTCTGATTTAATGGAATTTGTTTTGGGGTTATTCGGGTTTGATAACACAAGGGACATATACAGCTTGTTTAATCGTATAGTTGTTATGCAAGAAAATAAAGACACAAATACAATGTATTATAGCCATGGTCAGCATGGTTCAATAGAGGGTTGGATGAATCAACTGTGGGGTCTACAATCAGCTTTAATAGTTAGACTTTTCTGCTTAGAAAATTCAGTGAATGTTACTGATATATTAACGTATAGTGATGATATTGATTTGATTTTTGAGTTATCTGACAACGTAAAAAATGCTGTTGAAGTTTATCACGGATTAAGAAGCTATTACAAGAAACTAGGACAACTCACAAAAATGAGTCAAACACAATTAAGTGGCACTAGATTGACAATGTTGAAAACACATTACGCGAACGGGCACATACTTCATACCACATTCAAACGATTATTGTCCTTTAGTATATTTAACTCACGTGATTTCTATGCTGAAACATTAGAATCTGAAGCGATCTCTGCAACAAGTGCTTCGGCCTTAGACCATACTTCAAATATCAGTCTATGCAATGAACTCAAACACATATTCACACTGATGTTATCAATGAAATCATTTATTAAGAATTTATTGCACCGAGAAACTGTAAAAAAATTGGCAAAAAATATAAACGGATCATTCTATGAGAGGATTAGGTCTCTAACATGCAAAGATAACACTTCAGAGTATTATGACGACCTACCTAGGAATAAAGAAATTAAATACACTATATTAACTGGGAAGAAAGTAAAGGGTAAAGAAGAAACAGAAACATACATTCTCAAAATAACTGATCAGCCATTTGACATTTGTTTCAAA